CTTATCGAGAATGGACGGCATTAACTTGGAGAATCCATCGTTGCCAGCGATTTCAAGGAAGTTGTCTACAACCTTGATATTTCCTTCCCGCATCATGTTGTCGATGCTTTCTTGCTGATCCACAAGCTGTTGATGATTTACCTTGAGATTCTTTACTTCTTCAAGACCACCGTATTGCTCAATCTCAGATTTTAGAGCTCTTACCTCTTTCAAGCCTCCGGGAAACTCACGAAGCATTGACTGAGAGGTATAAACTGCATTCTGTAAAAGATTACCAAGCTTTGGGTTTGTTTTGGCAATCTCTTGGATATGAGCTTTGACTTCCAGCGGAACAGTCTTCCAGTCCGGTTGGCCCTCGGCTGCGGGCTTCTCAGTCTGTCCCTCTTGTTCACCTTCAGTCCCTATTAACGGCTGTTCAGTTGGTTCTCCACTAGAAGGCCCTCCTTCAGGAGCCCCATCAGAAGAGCCCTCAGTGGGTTCAGAGGCTCCGCCGGTAACGTCTGGCAAGCCTACAGAAGCATAATATCTTTTACCTAGCCAATCTAAAAGCATAAAACTCCTTTATCTTTGTGCTGCGGCACCTGCGAGGACTGGCGCAGCGGCTTGAGGACCTGGACCTGAAGGACCACCAGTTGGGGAGGGCGGAGTACCTGCACCCTTACTTGGACCTTCACCAGGAGGGGCGGGAGCTCCTCCTTGCATCATCATTTGCTGCATCTGCTGTTGCATCAAAGCATTCTTGTGGGCTAAACCGTGGAGTCTAACGTTCATAATCCCAATGGTATTGCCCTTCTGTTCTTCTTTCCTGCGGGACTCACTATTCAGCCAATCTTTAACTTCCTGAAGCTCAACCTCATGATCATCAAAGTCATTATCCACAGGAACACTTGGCTGAGTAAGTCCTGGGACGATTGGCATAGGAGGAGCGGGTTGACCACTCTGCTTGGCTACCTGACCCTGTTGCTCCCACTGAGTGAACTGCTGCAGGATCTGAGGATTCTGCATAGATGCCATTGTAGCTTCTTGAATGCTTGGGGGAACTGGAGGCTCAGCTAGAAGCTGTTCAATCTCAATGAGCTGCTTATTGCGGGATTCAGCTCCTGGCACCACAAGGTCTGGGAGACCTATTACCTCATGCCCTAACTCTTGGTTGTTAGGATTCGCCATAACTTGGGCCAAGATGGGGTTCCTCTCAGATGCTGCCATGAGCATCTGGTAGGTCTGCCTCTTGGCATTTGTACTCTCTGGAAAAGAAGCATCGGTATCAGCCTTGCAAACTGCCGACCCATTCTTCAAATCCGATACTGATAACTCCTCAACTACAATACCACCAGTCTTTGTCTTGGTAGAGTAGCTGAAATTCTCATCGTCACCGGCATTTCTTACAACAGAAACCACACAGTTTGTATAGGCTCCTGCAAATAGCTGCTGTAAAGCTCCCCAAGGAATCCCCATCCTACCCATAGCTTGGTCACGCTGAATGGAGATTCCCTTGGCGGTATCGTTATCTCCGGTATCCCCACCAAAGAGTGCAGGGAAAGCTCCGGATATGAATTGAGCTAGCGGGCCCTGTATAAATTCGATGAATTGAGGGAGTGTTTGTGGAATACTTTCGAGAACCGCGGCATAAAAGGCTGATTCTGCAGAACTTGCGCCAGGAGGCAACGCCGAGAATGGGACAATGCTTCCCGGCTGCGAGATTTGCTCCCTTACAGATTCTATATCACCAGTTTCAGAATACATAAATAAGGTTGGTACACAGTAATCATGGGCTTCATGCCACAGGTTTAGTTCATCGTTAAATACATCCTGTAGAGGCACTACACGCTTCCCCATACTTGGGCGGCTCATGCCATCTCCAGGTCCTGGGAATCCTATAGTGACTCTATCTTCCATCTTAACGTTTTCAGATCCTACATACTGATCACCACAGAAACATGCCCGCATCCCGTCAGCAAACAGAGCCTTAATCTCATCACGATAAGCTTCTTCTATCTTTTCAAATACACATGTACGAAGGTAGCAGGAGTGGCATGTGGTCATGTGGGCAAAAGCATCACCGGCCTGCATAAGAAGCCCCGTACCTTGAAGAACGCCGAGACGGGCAATTCTCTCGTATGAAGACTCCCCTAGCGAGGACATACCTTCTTTAATCTTATCGGCATATTTCGGGTTGTCACCTTTGGCCTTGTAAACATCCGACTCACAAGACAGAGTTAAGAAGACAAGCTCACCTAAGCAGTTAGCAGTGATTGGCACAACCTTAGACTCAAGAACCCCGTAGGCATAAATCTTCTCTACATTATCAACACGATTAGTTTCAAGAATAGTTCTACCATCAGTA